GATACAAACCCAGCACTTAGTGGTAATTTAAACACTACTGGATTTAAGATTGTAACATCTTCAAATGCTAATATTGATCTTGAACCGAATGGAACTGGTAACGTACTACTAGGTAATTATACGTTTGATGTAGATCAAACGGTTGGTTTTGGTCAAGACAATTACGTTCTTACTTATGATCATTCAGCAGGTCACATTAGTTTAGAAGCTGCTGCTGGAGGTGGAATCAGCAACGTAGTCGAAGACACTACACCGCAACTCGGTGGAAATCTAGATGTTAATAGTAATAAGATTGTAAGTACCACTAATGGTGATATTGATATTGAACCCAATGGTACTGGAAATGTATTACTTGGTAACTTGACTTTTGATGCTGATCAAACAGTTGGTTCTGGTCAAGACAATTATGTTCTTACCTATGATAATTCAGCAGGAACAATTGGACTAGAAGCATTAGACGCCGGCGCTTGGTATAAAAATGATTCATTTCCTCAAATTGGCACGGGTGCCCAAGCAAGTGGGTACCAATATTTAAAGATATTTGATCATACTTTTGGTACTAATGAAACAGCACACTTTAAAATTGAGCTCGTTCTTAATGTTGTTTCAGGCGGTATCTCCAACAGCCCAAACTATTGCGAACTGTTCGTTGATCTTTATAGAACAAGTAGCGGCCCAGTTTTTAATTTTTCGTTTTTCCCTTATGATTATGAAAGTACTCTTATTTATAATACAAATGTGAGGTACTCATATGATACTTCTGGACGATTTCAAATATGGATTTATAGGAGTTACAGCAATTTATTAGCGAGTGGAAGACTTACAAATTTAACACCAACTATTACTGGTGGTACTTACGATAATGTTCATGTAGATTTAGATAGAAGTAATGCTTGGGAGACTTCCTTTAGTACACTCCCGTATTGGGGAAGTCCCGAATACCGTGATATGTATGCTGAAGATTATTACGGAGAGAATGTGTATGCGACCTACTTGAAACCGGCCAGTTCCCTCCAGCTTACTTCTTCCTCAAAATATATCTTGATGGGTGACAGTGCTCAAATTAGACTTGGTGGTAGTTCAGATGCTAAAATTTGGTATAGTGGTTCAGCAAATAGCCTAGATATTGAATTAGAATCAGCAGCACAATCTGTAAATATTACAGATAATGGAACAGATAGATTTATTTTTTACAAATCAACTGGAAATCTTACTGTTACTGGAGACATTGCAGTAAATGGCGGCGATATTACTTCAACCACTGGTCAAATTGCTCTTGGTAATTATGCATTTGATGTAGATCAAACAGTGAGTGCTAGTGAAGATGATTATGTTCTTACTTATGATAATACTTCTGGTCAAATCCGTTTAGAAGCTAATGCTGGAGGTGGTGGTGGTAGCGGATCTAGTTTTCCTAACAGTACATTTACAACCTGCCCGGGCAGCGAAGGAAATTTTGATCTAAGTTATAATGTTGCACAAACAAGTCAAGAAACACCATTTGAGGCCAGTGGAACTGATGCTTTTGGAGTCAACCTTGGTAGTGTGTTTAGTTTAATGGATCCAGTAGGTAGTACTGATGGACCTTTTGATATGGGTGTATTAACCTAATAAATATAGTAGAGGAAATTTACAATGCCAACAACTTTTCAATTCAGACGAGGAACAACTGCACAGAATAACTCATTTACAGGAGCAGTGGGTGAACTAAGCATTGATACAGATTTAGACAGTATCAGAGTACATGATGGTTCAACAGCAGGTGGTTTTGAGGTTCAGGCTAGACAAGCAAAATACGCCGACGTTGCGGAACGCTATGAAGCTGACGCAGTTTATGAGCCTGGCACAGTATTAGTTCTGGGCGGCGAAAAAGAAGTAACAAGATGTAACGGAAGATTAAATCGTAGGGTCATCGGAGTAGTTAGTACGGAACCTTATTGTGTTATGAATAGTCCTCATAGAGAACCAGACAAAACAGATGAACTAAATCCAGCAGTTGCCCTACTAGGCAGGGTTCCTTGTAAGGTTATTGGATCAGTACGCAAGGGCGACTTAATGATTACAGGCAGTGAACCTGGTTATGCCGAAGCCTGGCGTGAAGAAGGTGATCCTCCTGTTGGTACTGTTTTTGGTAAAGCAGTAGAAAATAAAGAAGACAGAGCAAGCGGGATTATAACAGTAGTCGTCGGCATAAAATAATGTATAAGTTTTATACACGGGATTATATAGGCGAAACAGTTGCCGACGTTACCCATTGGCGGCAAGGTAATAAAAAAACTGCTGGTACTTGGATAGAAAAGTCCATAATTAATGATGATCATAATGGGATAGCCCATGTTGTTGGCAATGGTATTAGTAGACTAAAACTAAACCTAGAATTTTTACACGGCCAGTCTGGCGGCGAAGGTGGTCCCCATAGTGTTGGGCAAAGTTATGGTTGCAATATGTTATTTAAAGACTTTAATCCAACATTTTTAATTTGTGTAAATCAGGATATCATTAATAAGATTGCTGAAACTGACTACTGCGAAAATAATATTGTATATACAACCAGGAAAAATATTATAAAGCATCCTGGAAAATTTCATTTATATCCAAATTGGCAAATATTAAATGCTGGTCCTGCTGCTCTTAGATTAGCCTGTGCCGACGGTCATAAAAAAATTTATATGATAGGTATGGATTTTTATTTCCCGGGTATAAAGCAAAACGTATATCCACAGGATGGAAATTTATACAAACCTATAGAAAACCACAATTATGCCAACGTTAACCTATTAAAACAACTCTGTGAAATATTTCAGTTATACGACGACGTAGAATTTTATCATGTGCAAGATGGACACGATCCTGTTCATTTGTTTGATGAGTTTAATTGGTTTAGAAATGTTAAATCAATTGGATTTAGACAATATATATCCATTGCACAATTAGGTGCAATCGCAAGATAAATCAATCAGTGTTTTTATCTTTTTTTTAATTTCTTCTGTTGACACAGTATTAAAAACACCTGGGTGTAATGGTTTTGGCCAACTATTAAGTTCAGTCCACGCATAACCCTTGTGTTCGTGATTTAGTGTTGGTATAAATTCTTTGTCAACTACGGCCACAAAAGTATGATAATCAAATCCCTTTTTCTCGTTTAAAAAGCAATCAATTGGTACTAATTTTTTAATTTTAATTTTACCAATTTCTTCTAGTATTTCTCTAGATAATGCCTGTCCAATGGTTTCACCTTGTTCTACTTTGCCTCCAACAAATGCCCATGTATTTTCAAATGTTGTTTCACTGCGTAGAAGGAACAGGAATCTTTTAGTTGATGTAGAAAAAAAGATAGCACCAACACTTTGTTTTATATTTTTTAACATAAAAAATTAAATAACCATGGACCAGTCACCGGCTTTGTATTCGCCTTCGTAGCTTTTAATCCAGGTATCTCCGGTCCACTTGTATTGTATGCCTGTATTAGTATTTGTTAAGTAGTGTACACCCTGATCTCCGCTACTGTCAAATGCTATTTTCCATCTTACGCCATCGTATTCGATGATGTCGTTAGCGGCAGCAACAAAATCATTTCCGTTTATATCTTTCCAGGCATCGGGCCCGTCTGTATTAGTTGAAACGTTGGCAATGGGTTTTAAAATCAAATATCTCTGTCCAATGGCTGCTGCGCTTAACCCTGCTCCTGGACCTACACGCTGAGGATTTATAATTTTATCCACGGCAGGCAAATCGTTGGTAGGAATAGTATCTGCGTCTACTGTAAATAATAATTTTGTATCATCACTGGGATGATAAGCAATAGTACCAACTATTTCGCCGGTACCAAAATCAATGCGGATCTGGCTAATACCATTTTGTAGTTCACCATATTGATTAATAGCTGCTCTCCAGGTAATGTCATCTGCGCCAATCTTTACCGGAGGATCGTTTTCTATGCTGGTAGGTTCAACTTTGTTAGTTACCGACTCTTGACGTTGTAATATTGTTATTGTATTTCCCAGCAGCAATATGCCATAGTTCATGGGTGTAAACTTCATCCTGGTGCCTAGCAGCATATCCCGGTCAATTACACCGTCACTGATGCTACCAGTCTCATCATAGATACTGGCTACGATTCTTTGTACCACGCCAAGTTTTTTAACCTTAGCAGGAGGACTAATCCAAATTGGAACAGCAAATGTAAGTGTAGCAATATCAATACCATCGTCGGCGCCAGCCGGAACCGTTCTACTACTCCATGTCGTTCCAGTAAGTTCAATGTAACTTAAACTACCCCAATCAAGATAGTTGTCTGTGCTTTGTATTTCTAGAGCAGGATTAAACAGTACAAGAATCTGTTCCAGCAACTGTAGTTTTTGCTGGGTATTGCTGGTCCAAATATCCACAGCAACGGTCATGTTAAACGGCACGGGCATTAAGCGTTCTACGGTATAGGCATTGCCCTGTTGCGTGGTATATTCACCACTGTTGGTGTCAAACTTTCTCATTCGTATGTGACGCTTATCAACAAAGGTTGGATCTTGCCTGCGATCTGTGCTGTATTCTAACTGTGTAATGTGACAACTAATCATTGGAGTTGGGATAATGGCATTTTCACTGTTGCCTTTTAATATGGAGCTAACCACCCTTGAGCTATCGCCGTACTTTACAGGAACAGTTACCAGTGTGGTATTCCCGTCCCTGTCCTTGCCATACTCGACTTGGAAGTTGCTAAAGGCCCGGATAAACTGTAGCAGGAATCTACGAATCTGATTGTCGTAAAAATACATCTGTGCCATTATTCGTCCTCAACCGCTCTTAGAGCTTTGCTTAGTGCCTGACGCTGATTAATAATTCGATTATCGTCGGTGGTTGTAGTTTTAGTGTTATTAATAAAGGTGTCCCTGAGAGTGCTTCCTTTGCCCATGGTAAGACTGGTTCTAACACTGTCCTCGACCTTGACCCAACGACGACCATCAAATCTAAATAGTCTATTTGGCAAGAAATCTAACCTCAATACATAATCTCCTTCCATGGCGGTAGTTGGGAAACTAGTGCCCATTGAAACTGCTTCTCCGTTTGGAGCAAGCCCGTCGCCGACTAGATAACCGCTATACGCATTGTTATTCTCTGGACTAATTCGTGTACTGTCCGCAGTAACTACATCACTGTCTGCTTTTAAGGTGCTGGAGTCTGCGGTATAACCTGTTGGATCCAGAGGCTCGCCGGCGCTGTCTGCGGGGACAATATAATACTTGCTGGTATCATAACCGCTCTTTGGTACTTCCGCTTCTGCTTGATCAACAACTTTATTGTTAATCTCAAGTTCTTTTTGATAGGTACTAAGCAGATCCCTAAGCGTTTTATTGGTGCTTGAACCTGTGTTTTCATTAATCTGTATCTTATTAAGGATGTCACTGTATTCCTGGCTATCTACCAGTGGTGTACATTTGACACGCCATAGATGCGGCCACCAAGTTGCGCTAAATCCTTCACTGGGTCTAGTTCCTTCCTGAACCACGTAGTATCTTTTTAGTGCTACATCTAAACTAGTGTCTAGGCTGTTATATTCTTTCAAATGTGGAAGCTCTAGCACATCACCGGCCATCAGTTTGCGCCCAAGTATGGTATTCATGTCATTCAAATGGAAAGTAATAAACAGCGTGTCTGTTTCTAGGAACAAACCAAATTGACTCAAGCTGAAATCATGATCAGCCAGGGTATACACACCGCGAAGATTATAAATGTCCTGCTCATATTTGCGATCCCTGTTTTCTAGAAACAGTAAATCTTGAATAGCAAGTGGATCATTTTCTTGAACGCTAGGCTGTGTAGCATCACCACTGGCACCTTGATCGAGAATGCCTAGATATTTGTGAACGTGGATACCCGTGCCACCTACGGTAAATTGTTCACGTATAGTGCGATCAAAAAACTTATAATCTGCGGTGTGAGCACCATCTTTCCAAAGACTTAGACGCGGCACATTATTCTCCTAGAGTTACTGTGTATTTATTGAATCTTTAGTCATATAAAAAGCCGCATAAAGCGGCTTTGAATTGCTTGAATAGCAGTGTTTACCAGTTAGATTAGTTTATATCCAGTGCCCTTTAATTCTTCTTTCAGAAGTGTACGCTCATCATAGTTTAAATGGCAAGGTAGTGTTTGAGCACCATGGTCACAGTTTTCGATAAAATCTTTGGCTTCCTTTAGCGTAAAATTGGCTACCGCTTGCCTCAGAGACTTGATAGCAGATATCCTGCGAAGTCTCTCAAAGGTGTAACCGGGTTCTCGTATGATCTTACTACGATACGCAGAACCCTCGGTGAGCAAAAACATCATGACTTCGCCACTGAGATCATCGTCGATAACGTCAAAAATCTTGCTGATTTTTTCCTGTCCCAGTGCTTCTCCATAGGAATCATGCAGACACCGCATAAAACTTATGCAGTGTTGCATGAATTCAAAACTGAATTTCTGTGTCAAAATACCACCATGCCAAACCAAACAGCGGCAAACAAGGTAAGCATAAACATAAATTCAACAGTCCGGGTTAGTAGGGTTTTCATCTTACGCTCCAATCGTGTTGTAGTAGCCAGGGGAAGAAACCGCAGCACGATTTCCTTGAATGTACTCGACAGTGAGAGGAGCACCAGTGAAGAAGATACATGCCTCATTGTGAACATCCAGTTC